TATTACCTTAATAATAATTTCTTTATTATATAAAAAATACTAATAATTTTAATTTAATTATATAAATAGTTAAATTAATTGTGTTATAAACTTTTCTTTTTCTAAATTATTTTTATTTGCTGTTGTAGTTAATGTTTTTCTAGTATATTCTTTATTACTTTTATATAAATTATCAGATGGAGGATAAAATTTTTCAACCCATAATTCTGTGGATTGTATTTGTTGATTTCTAAATTCATGATACTTATCACCAAAATAATTATTATTTTTAATATATTTTACAATTTCATTAATTAATATTTGTTGTTGATTAACCAGTTTAATATTAGTAAATTTAAATATATCTAAAAATGATTGTGGAATATCAAAATCTAAAAATATATCTGCTACATAATTTATATTTTTATTTTTAATTTCATTTAGTATTTCTTCTAAATTATTTATTAATTTTGTTTTTTCATTACAATTAAAGTTTTTACAAATTAAATATTTATCATTTTCTGATGGTCTTGAGAATAATGGTTTATAAATATAAGTTTCATCATATAATGATGTAATTAAATATAATAATTTTAATGTAGGGGTTGTAAATGTATCATAAATTTTTAGTATTAAATTACCTTTTTTATTTTGTGTTTCAATAATAATTTTAATTTGTTCTATTAATAATTCAACAAAATCATTTTCATTACTTGAAAAATAATTACTTATTATTATATCTGCATTTATTCCTTTTTTATATTCTTTATTAATTTTATCTTTTTTACTAAAAAATTTATTTCTAAATAATTCAATTGCATCTGTTATACCTTCATTAGAATTTGTTAAAATTAAAAATTCTAAATTATTATTTTCAATAATATCAAACATAAAAAATATTTCCCACATCTGATAAAAATCAACCGATTTAATATCTTGTTTCAAATAAATTTTAGTTAGATTAGTAATATTATCATCATAGTTAGGAATATTTATCTCATATGGATTAACAACATAATAAAAATCATTTTTAGATTCTAATTTGTTAGTTATTGACATTGCATCTCGTGTACGTCCAATGAAATAATGATAACCTAAACTAAATAATGGTTTATTTTGAAAAGGGGTTAATATAATTAAATTATTTTTTTTTGTAAAAATATCTATATTATTATTTTTTGGTAAATTATAAATATGTAAATTATTCATTACTTATAATATATATATAATCTATAAATATATATTTCAAATTTTATAGAAATTATAATAAAATATATAAAAAAATTGATTAATATATATATAAAACATATATATTATATTATATAATGTCAGTTAATATTGAATTAAATAGTAAAGAGATAAATAATGAAGTATGTTTAAATATTTTAAAAATGCTAAAAAGAAGAAATAAAATTGATGATGTTGATAGTATGTTTTCAAAAATTGCAGAAGATATCAACCAAAAAGCCATTATTGAATTTAAATTAAATGATAATAGTAAATGTAGTATATATTTTGTTAGTGCAAAATTAAGTTCAATATCTCAAGGTACCCCAATTGATGAATATTTATCTAATAATTTAGATAGTCGTAAAATTGTAATACTTAAAGATCCTGCTAAGAAAGTATTAAAACAAATCATAACCGATTATATAAATGCAGAATTTTTCTTTGAACACGAAATGTTAGAAGATATACCAAATAAAGTTTTTATACCGGTTCATATACTTTTAACTGAAACTGAAAAAACTGAATTATTAAATAAATTTAATAAAAATGAATTATCAATAATTTTTGATACTGATATGATGGCTAGATATTATAATGCTAAAGTAGGGGATATATTTAAAATAATTAGACCCAGTTTAAGTTCGGGTAATAGTATTTTTTATAGACGGGTAAATCATGGTTCATTAGATATGCTTTACGGTTAAAGCAATTAATTAATTTAAAAAAATAATTAATAATAATAAATAATATATTTAAATTATTAAAATTAAAAAAATTTAATAAAGTAAAACAAATTATTGAAGATAACACAGATATTGATTTAAATATATTTGATGAACTAAATAATTATTTAATTTATTATATAGTATTATACGATCAAATTGATATTTTAAAAATTATATTAAAAAGATATATTAGATTAGATGTTTTAGATAATAATGGTAGAACTATTTTATATACACCTATTAAATTTAATTTTGTAAAATCTTTAGAAATATTATTACAATATAATAAAGAATTAATTGGAATTTCAATTATTGATATGAAAGATAAATTTAGTTTAACGGCTTTACATTATTGTGTAATTTTAAATAATTTGAATTGTTTTAAAATATTAATGAATTATAATGCCGACCCATTAATTATTGATAATAATGGTAATAATGTAGTACATATGGCATTGCAATATAATAGAAATATAATGATTAAACAGTTAATTAATACAGTAAATATAAATTTTTTATATACTAATAATGAAACAATATTACAATATGCATTCTCTTTACATAATATAGAAATAGTTAATATATTATTAGAAAAAAAAATTAATTTAAATAATCGTGAAAATGAATATGGATTAGGTATTATACATCAAAGTATTATTTATAATAATATTTTAATAACTAAAAAATTAATAAAATTAGGGGCTGATATAAATTTACAAGATTATTATGGAAATACCCCATTAATGTATGCCATTAATAAAAATATAATAGAACAAATTAATATATTTATTAATAAATCTAATTTAAACTATAACTTATCTAATTTACACGGTGAAACAGCTCTCCATATTATTTTTAATAATTATAATAATTTTATGGATTATAAAAATATAATTAGTAAATTTATTAAAAATACAGAACTTAATATCCAAGATAATAATGGTAATACTTGTTTACATTTTATTATACAAAATAATTTATTAACAGAGTATAAGGATATTTTAGAAAATAAAGAATTAAATATATTTATTAAAAATAATAATAATATATCACCATATAATTTTATAAAAGATGATACTGAAAAAATAAATATAATAGTTAATTCATTTTATAATTATTTACAATTAAATAAAGATAAATTAATTATTGATTGGGAAATATGGTGTACTAATAATAAAAATTTAAGAAATCTTGAATGTAAAGATAAAATTAAAGATATTATTTTTAAAGAAAATAGATCAATTCCTAAATTAAAAGATTATGATTTAATACTAGATAACGGTATTTTTGTTAATACTTGTTCTTATACTGGTGCAACAATTGATATTTTATTTGGTTTAATATTTTTATATAATAATTTTAAAAATCAAGAATTAAATTTAATTATAGACTACCCATTAACAATTAATACTGAATTAGAAAATTATTATATATCATTAGGTATTAATTATATTTATAAATTAGACTTTTGTAATTTTGCAATAAATTGGTCTTATCAAAAAATGATATTACCAACATATTTTGATTATGAAATTAAAAATAAAATTAAAACTAGTCAATATATTATAATACCTATTTGTATTGATACAGCGTTAGGTTCTCACGCAAATATATTATTTTATGATATAAAAAATTCAATTGTTGAAAGATTTGAACCATATGGTGCAGATAACCCAAAAGGTCTTAATTATAATCCAGTATTATTAGATAAATTATTAAAAATTAAATTTAAAAAAATAGATAATAATATTAAATATGTTAAACCAGATGAATATTTACCAACTATTGGGTTCCAGATCTTAGAAATTATCAATAATACTACTTGTAAAAAATATAATGATCCTAATGGATTTTGTGGGGTATGGTGTATTTGGTGGATTTATCATAAAATGAAAAACATAACTATAGAATCTAAAGTTCTAGCAACTAGATTAATAAAAGAAATTAAATTTAAAAATTTGAATTTTAAAACGTTAATTAGAAATTTTAGTAAAAATATTTCTGATTTACGTGATGATTTTTTAATAAAATATAAATTAGATATTAATGATTTTATGGTTGGAAATTATAATAATGATATATTAAATAAATTAGAAAAAGATATATTAAATAAAATTTGTAGTTGAAGCAAGAACTTCTTCTTCTATTTTACTTCCAAAATATTTTTTAACTTCATTTTCAGTTGCTATTTCTAATAATTTACCAATTACTTTAATTTGAACATCATTTTTATTTATTCTTTTATTGATAACTTGAATACAAACATATTTACCTACTTCTAATTTAACATTTTTATTTTTTTTATGGGTAAAATTATCATTAATATTCCAATAAGTTGGATCAATATTTTCTCTAGTTATAAAAATCATAATCGAACCATTATTGGCTACAATTAATTCTTGTGTTACTAATTTAATTTGACCTATTATTATTGAATTTTCAACTGGAATACATAATTTACACTGATAACTAACATTATAAATTGCATTACCTAACAAATTTTCGGGTATCATAATTCCATCTGAAATATTTAATATTTTATATATTTCATCAACATACCCGTGTTTATTACATTTTTTTTCTACTTTCTTTTTAAGATTAAATTTAAGATGATTACGTATACCACTATTCATATCATGAGGTTTAATTATAACACAGGTATTTTGTTCAACAATTTTGTAAGGGGATGTAATATTCATTATATTCTATAGTATATATTTTTTTAAATTTAAATTATCAATATTTTTTATTATTTATATACATATAATATTATGGTCTTTTAGTTTCGTCTTTTTCTTAATGATAGTATTATTAATATAATTATGATAAAAAAGACTATTCCAACTACACCTATAATAATATACCAATATGGACCTAATCTATTTGTTAATACTGATACTTGATCTGTTGCTGGTTGGCTACTGCTTTCTGGTTGGCTACTGCTTGCAGGTTGAGTAGTGGTTGCTGGTTGAGTAGTGGTTGATGGTTGAGTAGTGGTTGCTGGTTGAGTAGTGGTTGATGGTTGAGTAGTGGTTGATGGTTGAGTAGTGGTTGCTGGTTGAGTAGTGGTTGCTGGTTGAGTAGTGGTTGCT